TCAGGACAAGCAGTACATTCCGCAGGCCATTGAACTTATCCGCAACAAGCCGTTACGGAACTTCCGCGTAGACATTGCCGCCGATAGCCTTGTCCAGTTGGACGAAGCGCAGATGAAGCAAGATCGGATGCAGTTCCTACAGGCATTCGGCGGGTTCATGAACCAGACGCTCCCGGTTGTTCAAGCGGTGCCCGCCCTTGCCCCTGCCATCGTGGAACTGATGAAGTTCGGCATACAGGCTTTCAAGGAGTCGCGCAGCGTCGAGGGCGTGTTGACGGCTGCTATCGAGCAGTTGCAGGAGAACGGTGCGCCCAACCCGCAGGATGCGATGCAGCAGCAGGCGCAGGCAGCGGCACAGGTTGAACAGCAGAAGGCAGAGGCGTTGATGCAAGCCGAGCAGACCAAGATGCAGATGGAGCAGGCCAAGATGCAGGCCGATATGCAGCTTGAACAGGCGAAGATGCAGCAAGAGATGTCCTTGGAGCAGCAGCGTCAGCAGTTCCAACAGCAGTTGGAAGCCCAGAAGATGCAGCAGGAGGCAGAACTTGCCAAGTTCAAGGCCAATCTTGACGCTGCAACTAAAGTGATGGTTGCGCGTATCTCTGCTAACCCCGGCTTGGACATTCCGATGTTTGAGGCGCAGCAGCAGGTAAATGAAAAGGTCGTGCAGGACTTGGGTGCTGGCGTAATGGCGCAGATGGATCGGCTTGCTTCCCTGTATGCACAGATGGCGAACGACCAGCGCGGCAACATGGCGCAGATTACGGCAGCTCTTTCGGCGTTGTCAGCTCCCAAGCGCATCGTGCGCGGGGTAGACGGTCGAGCGGTAGGCGTTGAGCCTGTTCAACCAAATCTGCAATAGGTGTTAAATGTCTAATAGTGTTGGGTACACACCGGGTACGGGCGCACTTGTTGCGGTAGAAAACATTGCCGGGGTGCTGCACCAACGGGTAAAGATTGGCGTTGGTGTTACTGGAACGGCAGTTGATGTTTCAACGGATAACCCGATGCCAATCACCGCCCCTACCGCGTTAGATGTGACGGTCGGGAACTTTCCCGGTTCGCAGACGGTCAGCGGTGCGGTTTCTGTATCTGACCCCTCAACGGTTGTTGCATTTGGCCCCATCACTACGGCAAATACGGTTTTGTTTGCTGCGGTGGACACGGCAAACGAGCAATCCATCCAGTTGCAGATTTCGGGCAGTTTTTCTGGCGGCGTAGCCTTTCAAGCCAGCAACGACAATTCGGTGTGGTTTAGCGTTCAAGGCACGGCGTATAGCAACGATGTTCAGACGGTTGACACGCTGTACGGGTCTGACATTGCAACCATTGCGTTTACTGCCAAGTATTTTCGGGCAATCACCACGCCTGACTTTAATGGATCGGTGAGTGGCAGTTATTCGTTGCGGTGGGCGGCAAGCCCGCAGCCCTTTGTGCAAAACACGCTGATGCAGGTAGACCCGAGCGTGTCGATGCCTGTTGCTGGTCTAACCCCTCTTGGGTATCTTCGGCGCATTGCTGTTGCTGATAATGGCGGCGTGATTCCCGCCGATGGCGTAGTAGTACAAGGGTCGCGCAACGGGGCGCAGGCTGGCACGATTGTTCAGCTTGAGACAACGGGTTATGGCACGGTTGTTTTGCAGTTGGCGGGTACCTTCACAGGTACTGTGACTTTCCAAGTTTCCAATGACGGCTCAACTTATGTATCTGCCGTTGCGTGGCCTGTTGCGGGTGCGGCTGTTCCGGTCACTACTGCAACTGCGGCGGGGCAATGGCTCATTGCGGCATCGGGGCGGTTCTTTCGCGCACAACTTACCACGGCAGGTTCGGGCTTTCCGCTTGCCATTGCGGTACTTAAAAACTTTTCAACGGCGTTTCCGACAAACATCCCTTCGCAGAACATGGCGCAGGTTGCGGGTACGGCTGCGGTTACAGCGGGCGTATCGGGTATGTTGGCGGTCGGCGGCAACATTGCAGAGGACACCGCAGCGACCTCTAACCCGCTCATCTGCGGTGGCATTGCCCGTACTGCGTTGCCTGCTTCAACCATTATTTCGGGTGACGCGATACGCCAAACCTTTAGCGTGTCGGGTCAGTTGATTACGAAGGAAAACGCCCCCGGCGATCTTGATTTTTATGTCAATGCGACGGTTACAACCAACACTCAAACCGCGATTCGTGCTGCTCAAGCCTCACCTATCCGGCAGAATGTTACCGGACTGACATTCCAGAACACCAACGCAACTGCTACAACGCTGACCATTCAAGACGGCTCAACAACGCTTATCACCTTTAGCGTTCCGGCTAGCATGACGCTACCCGTTCAACTTGACTTTCCAACCCCGTTGCGCGGTACGGCAGCAACCGCATTGAACTATATTGCAGGTACAACGGGGGCAAGCGTCCTGCTCAATGTTACTGGCTTCAATTCGTATTAGGAGTTTTCATCATGCTTTTGCAATCAATCGTCGGTCAGCCCTCTGCGGCAGGTAACAACGCACTTACCAACGGTCGTGCCGGTCAGTTGGGCGATACCATCGTTTCAGAACTGCACGGGCGGTATTACGAGACGACCTATCGGGGTAACTCGTTCTTGCTGTCTGTCAGCACCGCAGCGGCGGTGACGGCGTTTACGGGCGGCGCAGCGGGTACTCCCATGCTTGCTTTGTTCAACCCCCCCGGCTCCGGTCGAAATGCCGTCATCAACAAAGCGGCGGTTGCCAATGTGGTTTCCGCATCGGCTGCGGGTACGGCAATGTTTGCGCTCTACTTCGGCACGACTGCCACCATCACGCAGGCCACTACCGTAACGCCGTGGGCGATGAACACGCAATTGCAGAGCGGTTCGGTAATGACGGGTTTCCGAAATGTCGCTCTCACATCTGGTTCTGCCGCGACAAACCTGATCCCGATTGCCTCGTACTATTGGGCATCGGCTGCGGGTGTGGCTCTGGTCAATAACGGTGTCGTTGATCTTGAAGGCGCGGTAATCATCCCGCCGGGTTCGTATGTTGCGCTTGGCGGTTCCGCTGCATTGACCTCCGCCACATGGGTTGGGTCGTTGCAATGGGAAGAAGTGCCGGTATAACTTATGACTATTGAACAGCTTATAAAGCTCACAGAAAACCGCCTCTTGTACTTGCAGGGGGCGCGTTCTGCCGCATGGTCATCGGGTGACGCAGATGGGGTTGCAAAGCTCGACTTTGACATTGCACAGACTCAAGACACGATAGCCAAACTGCAATCCGTGGCCTGATGTTACTGACCTTACTTCAATCGCAGGGAGCAACACCGCCGGTAATCATCGACTTTGACACGCACGACGGCGACAAACACCGTAAGCGTATCCGCAAGGTACGCGATGAGCGGGAGTTGCGACGGGAACAGGTCATTACGGCGTACCAGACGCTGTTGGAGGCCAGACCGCAGGAAGCGGCAGAGATAGTGGCAGAGTACGCCACGCCCGCCACAACGCTTCGTGCGCCGTCCGTGGACTTTGACGCGCTCTTGGCAGACTTGGACGCTGCGGAGCGGCTGTATCAGGCTTACATTGATTTGGACGACGAGGAATGGTTGTTGCTGATATGAAACGAACCTACATTTTGATCGGTGATGATTGGGTAGAGCGCAAGCGGGACAAGCGCAGGCGCAATCACTATGTCATGGCTGATATTCAGCCCTACAAAAGCATGATTGACGGTCGGATGGTCACATCTCGTTCGCAGCATCGGGCGCATCTCAAGGCGCATAACTGCGTTGAGGTGGGGAACGAAGACCCGACCAAACACCGCCGCCGCCCTCCGCGTGACCGTTCCCGGCTTGAGCGCATCAAGTGGGAGGTCAATAACAACATGACTAATGAGCAGGCCGATAGGGTGCTGCGTCAGATTCGCACCGAGTTGAATTTCACCAATCCCCACAGGAGAGGATAATGGACACCCCACAGGTAGAGATTGATGACCGCCGAGCAATCTTGGAACAGAGTTTTGACGCTGCGGAGAAAGGTGAGCCGATCCCGGCGCGTGATGAGGTAGGCCGGTTTGCCCAGAAGCCGGAGGAACCCCCAGAACCCGCAGAACCGCCCGTATGGGAGCGTCCCCCGGCATCGTGGAAGAAGGAATACCACGAGGTATGGGCAAAAGCTGACCCCAAATTGCGGGAATACGCCTATCAGCGTGAGGAACAGATGCGCCGAGGGGTAGAACCCCTGTTGACCAAAGCGCAGTTTGCCGATTCCATGCAGCAGGCCATTGAACCCTACCGGGAAACCATCCGTGGGCTTGGCATTCCAGAGCATGAAGCGGTTGCAGCTTTGATGAAGGCCGATTACACCCTCCGCACCACGAACGACCCTGCCGCCCGCTACGCCTACTTTCAACAGTTGGCACAGTCCTATGGGGTAAACCTTGGAGGCTCCCAGAACGCCCCACAAGCGAATACACAGCAGGGGGTTGACCCCGCCGTGTGGCAGTTGCAGAATGAGCTTAACAACATCCGTGGCGAGGTCATGGGTTGGAAGCAGCAGCAGGAGATGGTTGAAAACCAGACCCTGTTGAGTGAGATTGAAGGTTTTAGCCAGAAGGCCGAGCATTTTGAAGATGCCCGTCCAGTCATGATCCAGCTCTTACAGAGCGGCATGGCTTCGACGCTTGACGAGGCATACGAAAAGGCCATCCGGCTTGATTCTGCGTTGTTTGAGCGCGTGAACTCGGCAAAACAGGCCGAAGCGCAGGCCAAGGCAGCAGCAGACGCGAATCGGGCAGCGAAAGTAGCCCGGGCAGCAGCGGTTAGCGTCAGAGGTTCCACACCCGGAATCAACACGGCTCCGAAAGCAGCAAATCGTCGCGCGATGTTGGAAGAGGCGTTAGCCGAAACCGAGTCGCGTTTGTAACCAACTGATTTAGGAGTTATAAAAATGGCATTTGCCAATTCCGCAATCAGCGACATCATTGCTACGACCATTCAGAGCCGTAGCGGTGAGCTCGCGGACAATGTCACGAACAACAATGCGTTGCTTCGTCGTCTCAAAGAGCGTGGGAATGTGAAAACATTCTCGGGCGGTAATGTGATTTTGCAGGAAATCATGTACACCGACCCAACCACGAACAACACCAATTCGTACAGCGGCTATGAAGTGCTGAATGTTGGTCAGAACTCGCCCATTTCGGCGGCGCAGTTCTCCATCACCCAGTACGCTTCTGCCGTGACCATCTCGGGTCTGGAAATGATCCAGAACTCGGGCAAGGAGGCGATCATCGACCTTCTTGACGGTCGCATGGAAGTTGCCGAGGCGCAGCTTGCCAACCGCATCAGCGGTGACTTGTACGGCGATGGCACGGGCAACGCGGGTAAGAACCTCACGGGTCTTGCCGCTGCTGTGCCTGACGCTCCGACCTCTGGAACCTACGGTGGCATCAATCGTGCTGTCTGGTCGTTCTGGCAGTCGAAGGCGTTTTCGGGCGTAACCAACGGCGGTGCAGCTGTCACGGCTAGCAACATCCAGCAGTACATGGACTCGCTGGCTGTGCAGCTTATCCGTGGTACCGACAAGCCTGACCTCATCGTGGCTGACAACAACTATTACCGGCTGTATCTCCAGTCGTTGCAGGCCATTCAGCGTATCTCGGACTCCGGTTCGGGCATGGCTGGTGCTGGCTTCGCTTCGTTGAAGTACTACGGCGCTGGCATGGCATCCGATGTCGTGTTGGACGGTGGTATCGGTGCTGCTTCGTACAATAATGATGTTGGCAACGCAAACCACATGTGGTTCCTCAATACCAAGTATCTGCATTTCCGTCCTCACAAGGATCGGAACTTTGTGCCGATCGGTGGTGAGCGTCAGGCCGTTAACCAAGATGCCGTCGTGAAATTAATTGGTTTTGCCGGCAATTTGACATGCAGCGGAAGCCAGTTTCAAGGCGTCCTCATCGCTTAAGGAGTATTTGTTATGCCTATTTCTACTTCTGGCATCATCGGCGTTGCTTTGGGCGATGTCGGCACGACTGCCACTTTCGCCCTCGGCACGGTAACTAACTTGGACGATGGCGGGCAGGCCATGTTTGTTCAAGCGGCCTCAGATATCTCGCAGTTTGCTGCGGTGTCCGTCCGTTCGGACGAAACGGCTGTTCCGCTTACCACGACCAATGCGGCGAACAGCAAGCGTGTTGCCTTCGCGCAGACTTCGATTGCCTCTGCCCAGTACGGGTGGGTGCAGTTGGGTGGCGTGGTCAAGGTCAATCTGTTGAACGCTTGCGCTCCTAATGTCCCCCTGTTCACCACGGCGACTGCCGGGTGTCTGGATGACGCAACGGTGTCGGGTAACGGTGTGGGTCTTGTGGTCGGTGTGACCAATGCGGGTTCTACCGCGTCGGGTACCACGGCTCTGACCTGCATTGCGGCTTACCCGCACATCAGCGGCGGCGCTGGCGCAATCTAATGCACCCGGTGGAGATCACGGTTCAGGCGGCGGGTACACCAGATGAACTGGTGGGTAATATTCGCTCCGCTTTGAACCGTGGCCTTCCCGAGTTGCAAACGGTTCCTTTCACGCACGATGGGACTTTTGTTTGCGTAGCTTCGGGCTGGTCTATGCCTGACTATGTGGATGAAATCCGCGCTCACAAGGCTTGTGGGCGTCCCATCGTGGCTGTGAAAGCTGCTCATGATTTCCTCACGGGTCAGGGAATTATCCCTGACCTGTGGGTAAATCTTGATCCTAGAGATCGGCGCGACGGGATACAGAAGCCGAATGACCATACGGTGTATCTCGTTGCCTCCCGGTGTCCCCCGGTCATTTTCGACCATCTGGCGGGACGCAATGTGATGCTGTGGCATTCGTGGTCGCAGGGGCCGGAACATGACTCCCTGCCTCCCGGCAAGATTGCGATTGGTGGCGGCACAACCTCGGGTTTGCGGGCCATCAACATTGGATACACCCTCGGCTTTCGCAAGTTCGTGTTGTACGGCTATGATTCGTGCAACCGTGCGGACGGGGTAAAGCGGTTTACAGGTGCGATGACAGGCCCGACCATTGATATTCATGTCGGCGGTACGGGCAAGAAGTTCATCTGTAATATGGCGATGGCTCAACAGGCCACAGAGTTTCAGAAGTTGTTCGCTGTCATGGCAGACCTTGACCTTGACATCAAGGGGCCGGGTCTGTTGGCGGCGATCATGGAAGCGCGTAAACACATGGCGGCGGTAGCCGCATAGGAGATTGAGAAATGGCTTTTCCCTCACAGATTCTTGGTTCCGGCAATGCGCCTGCTTCGTCCATCGCCATTGCTGGCGAGGTGACGGCTACGGTGACGGCTGCGGGTACGACCGCTGCTGATGCCACTTCGGTTTCAACCCCCAATGTCCGTGTTTCCACGGCTGCTGCTTCAACCGGCATCAAAGTTCCGTTCGCGGAGACTGGTGCGTTGATGTTCATTCGCAACGATGGGGCGCAGACGCTCACGGTGTACCCGCAGACGGGTGGCACTATCAACGGTACGACATCCACCACGATTGCGGCTGCAAAGTCGGCGTTGCTGCTTGGCACTAGCCCGACTACTTGGGTGTCTCTGGCGGGCGCGTGACGCTTCCTAGCCGGGTACTCGGCAGCGGCATATCGGGTCTGTCCACGGTCGCCATTTGCGGCGACGGGCAAAACAATGTGGTTGCTGCTGGTACCTCGGCGGGTGACGCAACGCAGTTGGTTGCGGTCATGACCTCGGTAAACACCACGCCTAGCGGGTCTGGCGTAAAGTTGTCCAAGGCAGAAACGGGTGCGTTGGTGTTCATATCGAACAGCGGCGCAAATTCGTTGACGGTATATCCCCAGACAGGGGACACCATCAACAACACGACATCGGCGGTGATTGCACAAAATTACTCGTCTTTGTATTTCGGGATCGAAAACAGCGGGTGGTACTCGCTGAACGGTCAACGCTCATAATCCCCACAGGAGAAAAGGCATGGCACTTGATAGCGACATCAGCAACGCAGACGCTCAACTTCATGTTCAGTTCTACATCAAGGACGAGGAGCCGTATCGCGGTCAGACCTTCGTATTGATTCAGTCCCCCGGCGACAAGACGAACATTCTTGACCAGCCCTTGCGGGAGAGCCACAAGGCGCGGTTTCCCCGTCAGTATCTGCACTTCCAGATTCAGCAAAACGAGGGTCAGGCATCCACGATTGGAACGCCCCTCACGGACTGGTATAAGGCTGCACCCGAGGACATCACGCGGGATCAGGTTGCTGAACTTGCCATCCTCAAGTTCCTGACCGTTGAGCAGTTGGCGTTGGCTTCTGACTCGCAGTTGCAGCGTATTGGAATGGGTGGTATCGGCTTGCGCGAAAAGGCGCGAATGTACCTCAACCGGAAGAATCGGCAGGAGTCCTCTGCGGAGCTTGAAGAGACAAAGGCGCAGTTGGCGGCGTTGCAGGCTCAAGTGGCTGAAATGATGACCGAGAAACGGCGCGGTAGACCTCCGAAGGAGTAAAACATGGCGACGATGCTTCAACTCATACAGCAATGCACCACGGAACTCGGCATTCCTACGCCGACCACGGTTGCCGGAAACAGCAATCTTGATGTTGTGCAACTGCTGGCGTTGATGAACGCCAACGGGTATGAGTTGTTGCGTCGTGCAGATTGGCAGGGGTTGACCAAGCAGCATACCTTCTACACCGAGGCCATTAGCACGACCGGCACATGGACGGACTCGGCGTATACCATCACGGGTATTCCCTCAACGGCTGGCCTGTCAACGGCGTATCAGGTGCAGGGCGTTGGCATCCCTAATGCGACTTACATCCTGTCGGTTGATTCGCTCACACAAGTCACGCTGAATTATGAGCCAACCGAAAGCGTGACGGGCGGGGCGTTGCAGTTTCAGAAGGTCAAGTATGATCTGCCGTCTGACTATGTGAGTACGGTGAACCGGACGCATTGGGACAAAAGCAAGCGTTGGGAGATGGTCGGCCCCGAAAGCGCACAGCAATGGGAATGGCTGTTGTCGGGATATATCTCGACCGGCCCCCGTATCCGGTGGCGCATTTTCGGTAACAAGTTCCAAATCTGGCCCGGCATGAATGCGGGTGAGCTTCTCGGGTTTGAGTACCGTAGCAATTCGTGGGCTGAAAGTGTCTCTGGGGTTGCCAAAACCTCGTTTACCGCAGACGATGACACGGCGATTTATCCAGATCGTCTGATGGTGCTTGGAACGAAGCTCAAGTACTTTGAGGCGAAGGGCTTTGACACGACCGCCCTATATCGTGATTACCTGATGGAACTGGAAACCTCCATCGGTCAGGACACGGCATCGCCCAACCTGTCGTTTGCCCCGAGGCCGGGAACCGTCCTCATCGGGTACGACAACATCCCTGACAGCGGCTACGGGGATGCTTCGCAGTAATGGCTAGTCGCCGCCGACTTGTTCAGCGCACGACCAACAATGTTGCGTCCTTGCCTGCCCCTGTGGGCGGGTGGAATGCGCGTGATGCGTTGGCGAACATGGCTCCGACCGATGCTGTGACGCTTGATAACCTGTTTCCCGGCGTGTCGAGCGTTGCTTTGCGCGGCGGATATTCGAACCACGCCACGGGTATGTCGGGGCAGGTTGAAACGCTGATGACCTATAACGGAGGCGCGACGGACAAGATGTTCGCTATAGCCTCGGGTAGCGTCTACGATGTGACGAGCGCGGGTGCTGTCGGTGCTGCGGTGGTGACTGGCCTGACTAACTCCCGGTGGGAGTTTGCCAATATTACGACCGCAGGCGGGTCGTTTATGTACATGGCAAACGGGGTGGATTCTCCCCGCCTGTACAACGGCTTAATTTGGACAACGATTACGGGTGTGTCTACCCCCGCCATCACGGGGGTCACGACCTCGACGCTGCATAACCCTACGCTGTTTAAGAATCGTATGTGGTTTTTGCAGGTAAACACTCTCAAAGCGTGGTATCTGCCGACTTCTAGCGTTGGCGGGTCGGCAAATGTTCTTGACCTGTCATCCGTAGCGCGGTTGGGCGGGCGACTGGTTGCAATCGGCACATGGACGATTGACGCAGGGTATGGCGTGGATGACAACCTTGTGTTTGTCACCGATCAGGGCGAAATCATCGTTTACCGTGGTACTGACCCCTCAAGCGCGGCAACATGGGCGCTTATTGGTATTTGGGTAGTGGGTGCGCCTGTCGCTGACCATCGGGGCTTGACAAAGTACGGTGGCGACCTGCTCATTCTGACGCTTGATGGTCTGATGCCGCTCGCGTCGGCTTTACAGTCATCCCGGCTTGACCCGCAGGTAGCCCTATCGGACAAGATACAGGGTGCCTTTGCGACGGCTACGCGCATTTATAGGGGCAACTTCGGGTGGGCGGTGGTGTACAACCCGCTAAACAATGCCCTAATCGTTAACATCCCGGTTGGGGTAGGCCAGCAGCAGCAATTTGTAATGAACAACATTACGAAGGCGTGGTGTCGGTTTACGGGTTGGCCTGCAAACTCATGGACTTTGCTTGACTCAACCCCCTATTTCGGTGGGGACGGGGTGGTATGCGAGGCTTGGACAACGGACGGCGCTTCGGGCTATGCCGACAACAACACCGCAATTCCGACCCGTGCGCTACAGGCGTTTAACTACTTCGAGACACGGGGCGTTGTAAAGCAGTTTACCCGTGGGCGACCGACCATCTATTCCAACGGCACCCCAGCAATCAACATCGGCGTAAATGTGGACTTCCAGACCGCCGATCTGGTGGGGCCGCTGTCCTTTTCCCCGACCTCTTACGGGTTGTGGGATGTAGGGCTGTGGGATACGGCTCTGTGGGGGTCAGATCAGGTTGTTTCCAACAACCTTGTCGGCTTGCAAGGTCTTGGGTATTGTGGTGCGGTGAACTTCAACAGCAGCAGTAAAAACCTGTCGTTAGAGTGGGCTTCCACCGACATTGTGTATCAGCTTGGATGGGCGGGAGTATAATCACAGGCGCACCAGTTGGTGCGTGGGTTGCAGAGGTATTAGGACGAGGCTACTTCGCGGAAAGGTCGCAAGCGATTGGATTAGAGCGTGACGGCATCCAAGCGGGTGTCATTTACGAGGACTGGTCAGGGCGCAGTATCGTGTGCCATATCGCAATCGAAGGGCGGCTAACATCATGCTTTGTGGCAGCAATTTTTGACTATCCGTTTAATGTGTGTGGCGTTGAGAAAATCATAGCCCCCGTATTGAGTGGAAATGCCAAAGCGTTGCGGCTAGTCAAGAATATGGGCTTTGTCGAAGAAGCGCGGTTGCGGTTCAGCGATGAAGATATTTGCATGATGACGATGAACCGGGATCAATGTCGGTTCCTTGGAGCGAAGTATGAGCAAAAAATCACCGAAGCCGCCCCCGGCACCTGATTACGCTGCTGCTGCTCAACAGCAGGGTGTGGCTAACCTTGAGGCTGCGCGACTTACTGCGCGGCTGTCCAATCCCAATATCCGCACCCCGCTCGGTGGTCAGCGCGTAACCTTTGGTCGTCAGCAGTTTGACCAGAAAGCGTATGACGCTGCGATGGCCAACTACAATGCGCGTAATCCGCAAGCTTCTTCCGCTAACCCGCCCCCTTCTGCTCCTGTTGGCATCGGCGGCGGTGCATATCAGCCCGGTAGCAGTCAGCGCATTGAGATGGGCGGTGGAACTGATCTTGGCGTTTCGCCCTCGCCCATGGGTTTGTATGGCGGCATGAAATCCGATGGGATGGCGGGTCGTCAGTTTGATGACGAACGCGAGTTCTCGCAGGTTGGCGGTAATCGCATGGATTCATCCGGCATGGGGCCGGGACAAATGCAGCGTTTTAATCAGGGCTATGGCGGCGGCGAGTACATGGGCGATATTGCGCCTACCCGCGAGATGTTTACCTCCATGGTGGACTTGGACACCCCGTTTATTGAGCAGTACCTGACTCCCGAAGCGCAAGCAACCCTAGAGGCGCAGCAGCGGGTGGAGCGGTCTTTGGCGGGCCTTGGTGAGCAGGCTATCGGGCGCGTGTCGAACATTTACGGCACCAACTTCACCCCGCAAGGGTTGCCAGATCAACAGTTCAACTTCGGCGGGTACGGCGACATTGGCGAAGCTCCCGATCTCGCCGCGATGGGTCAGGCTCGTGCGGGCGTAAACGCGCTGCCGGTCAACTTTGGCCCCACAGCGGGACAGTACGGCTTTGCGGGCGGCGGGCCTGCCGGTGTTAATTTTCAAGGCTTGGATACGGGCGGCGTTTCGCCCATTCAGACAAGCGCAGGACAGTTTGGAACCGCGCAGGGCGGGCCTATGGCTCCGGGGCTGCAAGGGCAGTTGGATACCTCAAACCTTGCCGCGATGCCCGTAAACGCTGGCATGACGGCGCAGCAAGCGATCATGTCGCGCCTCGACCCGCAGTTGCAGCGTCAACGGTCGCAGCTCGAAACGCAATTGGCAAATCAAGGTTTGGCGCGTGGTGGCGAGGCGTACAACGCTGCTATCCAAGAGCAGCAGCAGCAGGAAAACGACCTGCGGACACAAGCGGCGTTGCAGGGCATTAACCTTGATATGGCGGCGCGTCAACAGGGTTTGGGCGAGGCGCAGGCTAGGGGTGGTTTTGCCAACCAAGCGGCTTTGGCGGGCTTTGGCGCGGGTCAGCAGGCAACGGGCGCACAAAACGCTGCTATTGCTCAAAACGCGCAGATCGCGTTGCAGTCCGGTCAGTTTGCTAACGCGGCACAAGCGCAGCAGTTCGCGCAGCGTCTTGCGGCGGGTGAGTTTGGGCGGGAAGCGCAAATGGCATCCTTCCAGACGGGACAGGCGGCACAGGAAGCCGTTAACCGTGCCATCGCGCAGAACTTCCAGCAGGGCATGGGCGCTGCGGGTGCGTACAACACCGCTGCCGGTCAGCAGTTTGGTCAAGAAATGGACATTGCAGGGCTGCAAAATGCCGCCCTTTCGCAAAACCAACAAACGGCGTTGCAGCAGGCGCAGGCTCGTGCGGCGATGCAGGGTCAACGGTTCAACCAAGCGCAGGCGGCGGCGGCGTTCCAGAACGCACAGCGTCAGGCGGCATTGCAGGAACAGTTGGCGTTGCGGTCGCAGCCGCTTAACGAGATTGCGGCGATCATGGGCGGCGCACAGGTGCAGATGCCGCAGTTCCTGGCGTATCAAGGCGCGGATATTGCGGCAGCTCCCATCTTCGGCGCACAGCAGGCGGCGGGCAATTTCGCGCAGCAGAACTACAACAACCAGACATCGGCGTATAACGCTCGTATGGGCTTGTACGGTAAGTTGGCGGGAACTGCCGGTTCTTATTTTGGAGGCGCATAAATGTACCGATATTCCCCCGACCGTCCGCAGAAGATGGCGCAGATGCTTGCGATGCAGGAACGCAACCAGAGCCTAAACGCCCCCGGTGGACAGCGTAACGGTATGCCCGTGATGAACCCGTCAACGGCTTATGCCGGTGCTACGCCTAACACGGCTACGGGGATGCCCCCGCAGGCTATGAACTTCAACGGCCCACGGATGACCCGTCAGCCGGGGTTGGCCCCGCAGATTGGTCAAGCTCGGCGGCGGTTGAGTCCTGCCGGTATAAACACCCCGCAGGGCGGTGCAGATCGTGGAGACTTCGACTATGGCGGGTAACAAAATCTTTCAAGTTTCAACCGAGTACGACCGGCAGGCGGCAGATGCGCGGCGACGGCGGCGCATGGCTGATTTACTCGCACAACAGGTCATTGAGCCTACGCAGTTCGGCCCCGGCCCAACCCCTGCCGGTGCGCCGTTGGTGCAGGGCTTGCAGGCGTTTCTAGCCGCCCGTGCGGGTCGCAAGGCTGACGAAGCTGAAGAAAGCGCAATGAAGGCGCAAACCCGTGAGGCACGGGATTTCCTTCGTGCGTTGACCGAGCCTGCCAAAATGATGACGACTGGCGAAGTCGCAATGCAAGACATTGCACAAGCGGGAACGCCGGAACTGGTAGACGGTCGGTTGGAATACCGCAAAACCGCTATGCCTGCCCCGACTCCCGAAATGGTTCCGCAAGCAGGCCCACAAGTGCGCTTGGGGCGCAGACCGGAAGACGACCAAGTG